CGTTCATTATGTTCCTGAAGTAGATGCCAACAAATAATAGGTTGTACCGTTTATAGATACTTGTATTTTGTTTGTGACAGTATTTGTTGAGGAAGTTGACGTACCGAGAAACACAGTACCAGGGCTAGGAGCAATAACCTGAGTTATTAAACTTGTGTACTCAACCCAGATGTTGTTTGTACCTGTTGGAGGAGCAGAGCTAAAGGTAATTGTGTTACCAGATACTGTATAAGCTGACCCAGGATTCTGATCTACATTAGCTACATTAACAATCATCTGATATACAGACGCAACTGGGCGAGACAGCGTGAACGCAGTCGTACTTGCATTACCGCTGAAGAAATCTACCTGCGGTGTAAACCCTTGGGTTATGACGGTGTTGCCTATATACACAATGAAACTCCTTTAGCCGCCAAAACTTTGGCTCTGTACTCTGGGTTTTGCCAACGCTTTTTAGATGCTTCTTTAAATCTTTCAATTTGCTCTGGCGTTCTCTTTTGACCAGTACGAGATGCGCTCATTTTAGCTTTTGTTTCTTCTGAATGTTTAAAACCCAGCATATTTCTAGCAGGCTTAATTAACCCTAAATCAATTCGTTCTTTTCTTGTTTTAGAAACTTTTTGCTTATGTTCCTCTGACAATTTTTTACCAAGATTAATATTGCGGCCTAGCTCTGCAAGATTTGCTTTTTGCTCATCAGTCATATTAGCTATACGCTTTTTTTGACCTTCGCTCATCTTTTTACGTTGTTCTTCTGTAAACACTCTGCCTGTATTAGCTTTGCTTATAGCTTTCTTTACAATTTCAGGGCAAGGTGAATTTTTACCACCAATTTCTACATTAAAGCCATTAGGCACAAGACAACCGTAAAAATCAATTAACTTGGCTTCAATATCATTTAAGTAATCATAGCCTTCTGCATACAAAATTACATCCCAATCAAAAGCATCCCAACCATATTTCTTAATGGCTCTCTTAATAACACTGTTTCCATTGCCAGAACCACCTGAGCTTTTATATGTAATCTTTCTATGGCGCAAGTTAGTAGATTGACCGATATATATCCTACCAGTCTCTCTATGAGTAATTTTGTAAATGCCTGAATTAATCATGTGATTTGCAAAACCGAAAGCACACAGTCCATAGAACTGGCAGTTCCAGAGACAACGGTGAAAGCATCGCCAGTATTGAGAACCACTTTACCATCCCCACCAAACAAAGCTAAAGAACCTCCTACTGGAATAGTCGCACTGTTAACTAAGTAGTAGTTAGTAGCTGAAGCCGTTATGTATACGCTTGCAGTAATAGGGCTTGTTGTGGTGTTAGATAGCGTCAGTCCAATCGCTGTGGTCTGCGTTGCAGACGCGGCAGTGACAAGCACAACCGGGGTTGTACCTACTGACTTTGAGACGTACCGAGTAAATGTATTTGCCATGTTTTATCCTTATCACCCGAGGGCAATTGCCATTGCGACTGCCGTTCCCGCAGGATCGACTTGAAGATTTGTTTGTGCCCCAGAGATTGTCGTTGCTCCTGTACCGCCGTATGCTAACGGTAGGCCACCTGACCCCCACTGAACGTTGTTTGGCATAAAGGCATAACCAGCCCACCCACCAGTGGCTGTAGCATTAGACGTAGAGTAGAAGTACCCCGCTGCACCAGTTACCCCAACAGCAAGAGTATTACCACCACTGTCTTGAATAGTTACGCTACCTGTAGAGTCATTGTCGATGATGTACGCTGTACCTACAGGAATAGTTGTCTCATCAGGCAACTTAACAGTTTGATTAGAAGTACCTTTGAAGTTTTGAATATATGTTGACGCAGCAGTCATAGTGGTTGTGCCACCAGAAGTTGTTATTGCTGTATATCCAGGAGAATCGTTGTTATACGAGACGTTTCCATTAGCATCTTTAGCAACTAATCCACTTGCTGCATTAAGCGCATTAGCTAGGGCTGTAGCAACACCAGTACCAAGTCCTGATACACCAGTAGAAATAGGTAGGCCGGTTGCATTGGTTAATGTTCCAGAACTTGGTGTACCAAGTGGACCACCAGAGTAAAGAGCTTGCTCAGCAGGATATGTACAAAATACGTTTTGTGTACCAGAGGCAAAGTTAACTGTAGAACCTGCGTTGCTAGAAGCATAAACCGTTGTACGGCTTAGCGTATTTCCTGTATTCCAAGTACCCAGTCCCACCTCCCAGTTTGCACCGCCTTGATCAGCGATACAGTAATAGGTTGTGGTTCCGTTGGTCGAGCTAAACGCTGTACTAAAAGACTGATACCCCGTGACCGCACCAAGGAGCGTGATTGCGCCTGTGCCTGGAGAACTACAGGTTTCTAATACCCGGTCCTTGATTAAGAAAGCCATACATACCCCTTAATTAAGAAGTCGCGGTAGTACTGTAAACAACGCTGACAGTGTCTCCAGATGTCGTTGTCTTGGCTACGCTGAAGTTACCCTCAGAATACAAAGTACCGCTTGTATTGCTTTGAGCACTAGAAGCGCCTGTACCAAGTACCAAGAAACATCCGTAAACTGTACCACCACTACCTGTGATTGTATAGGTAATAGCCGTTGCTGTGGAAGATGTTACGTTAGAAGGAGTTGATCCTGTACTGGTAGATGATGCAAAAACTGCTGTACCGCGAACGGCTGATCCGCCCACTGTATAAGCTATAAACTCTTTAGACGGCACGATAGTGCTCATAACGTCTGTTGCGGCGGGTGTAATACTTGCGTTTAACAAACCAAGGTAGGGTCCGGTCACAGAATAACTAGAACCTTTGAGTAGTGTATCAAGCATCAATTGCTTACCTATAGCTACCACTAGGTTGGGAAACTCTTCTTCCCATTTAATGTTTCCGTCTTTGTCGCGGCAAACAACGTGATACCAGCCTTCAACGCCCATTCCTTCTGGGATCTTAGCATTAGCTTGTAATGTAGCAACTGCATGGTCGCCAAATTTTGAAAGTTCGTTAGTCATCTTGACTCCTTAAGAAATGGTAATAACCGCAGTAGTTGATGTTGCGGCAGGCCAGGTTATGGTGAAATTGTTCATGGTAATGTCGTTACCAAAGTTCAAAATGGCAACAGAATTACCCGTGGTTGCATTGTAAATTAAAGCTCCTCTTGCGGTAATAGTTGCGCCTGTCCAGGTCACATTATTAAAGTAAGGAAAAGCTACGTTGTTAGCCAAATCCTGTCCCGGATTAGCAGATATCGTAATGACATTACCACCTGCCGTATACCCATTAGCCACAACCTCTGCCGTTGTACCAGAATAAGTCGCTGTCGTATTGTTAAGATTGCTCAAAGCAGTATACAAAGCCACCTTATAGGTATACGGAGAAGTCGTTGTGAAGTTAACCAAACCGTTCAAGCAGTCTGATTTAAACTGGGTAGTCTGGGTTTGGATGATCATACTGCTGCATTACCTCTAATATTAGTATTTAATTTTGTCATTCCATCGCGATACGCATCACCTCTTTCAAGTCCATCTCCGAGGCGTTTAGCAAGCATAAGCGCTTCTGAGTACTTATCTTCATAGTACTTAACCAAATCTTGCTCGCCCTTCATAAACAACATGGCTTCGCGCATAGATCCATAAAGAAGTACTGGATCAAAGTTATCGCCCAACCAGCTTGTTCCATTTGAGTTGTTAATCGTATTGACATTGATAGCAAAGCCCGATCCTGATCCGCCCAAGCTAGATGCAGATACTCCCAATACATCATTGACGGCATAGAAATTGCCGCCGTTTTGAAGCGTAAAGGAAGTTACAGTACCGCTAGATCCAACTAAAAAGTCGGCATAAGCACTCTGTCCAGATCCACCGGTTAAAGGAATATTTTGATACAGACCTGGCACATATCCACTGCCAGGATTTACTATTCCAGTTACAGCAGTAATAATCCCTTGAACAATTGAAGGCGGGTAAAAGAAATAGTGCAGCTCTACGTTATAAGACTGATCTGGAGTTGGACCAATAATGCAAGACAGTTCGTTTTGATTGCCATACTGCGGTCCAAATATTGCATAGTATTTTGGTGTTCCTTGCGCCGTTGGATTTGGATATGCTTCACGAATAAAGTTTACATCCTTATTAAGAAGGTAGGTAAACGGCACAGTCGTATAGTCTGATGTGTATATAGCTATGGAATATGTTGATAGCCAATCTATCGGTAAAGATAAATAAGAATTACTTGCGGTTAAAGTACCTGTAACATTCTTACGAAGGGAGGCAAAGTTAATCGTGTTGTATACCCTTTCCTCGCATTGCTGCACGAATATTGGAATATTTGCAAGAAACAAAGACTCCGTATTCTCAGCATACGCTTGGATGGTATTGTATAAAGTTTCGTAATTGATTTTGAAACCCCTTAAGCCATTGGGCCTCTACTCATAAAGCCACGCTCAGCAGCTCCTGCTCCACGCATTTTTTGACCATCTGTCTTAACATCATCTGCACCTGGATCACCCATGCTTACGCGCATTGCACCAGCTTTAGAGTTTTGTTGACTAGCCAATAAGCGGTTAGGATCTTTAGTTACAAAAGAATCTGTCTTAGGGCTAATACGCTCACCACTCATCTTGTGTGGGGGCGCGTAATCAGCTCCGCTACCATCAAATTTACCTTTGCCAACTTTGACGGCAGGACTATTCTTAGTCGTAGGTTTAACGTTCTTTGCTACAGCCATTATTTGCTCCCAGGTTTTTGGTTATGAGCTCGAGCTAGATTGCGACCAACGGCACGCATTTCCTTGCCAGTAACTCCACCCTTAGCCATTTTCTTCATTGGCATACCGCCCTTTTTAAGAGCAAGCTTTGTTCCTGGTCCGCCCTTGTGCTCTTGCTGATCATGCTCTTTAAAAGCTTTTTTGATCATTGCTTTATCTTGAGCAAGATCCTTATCCATTTCTTTCTTAGCCATCTTTTACTCCTACGTTATTGTTACAGAATTGACCGTACCCTTGGCTACCAAATAGTTAGGAGTTAGTGCTCTGTCAAAACCACTAGCTCCACCCACCGGCTTCCATCCCCATTGAATTATCCTACTTCCACTCTCAGGATAACCAGCCTGTGTGACAACGTTTCCATTGCCATTCTGAGATTGGTATCCACTGTTTCCAGAACCGTAATAACTGATATCAGGTCTTGGCTCTCTAACAGCTTGCGGATCATTCACAGGATACAAACCAAGTTGCAACTGAGGCTGATCCTCTTCCCAACACTCAGGACATACCTTGATATTAACCTGTTTTGTCTTGATTGTCAGCTTGGCTAATTCAACAAGTTTATACCTAAAACCACATCTATCACATTCTGCAATCGCATTCTTACCAGAGGAATACTTACTTGGCATAAGTTACCTCGAATAGAATAAATTCCTTGGAACCCATCGAATCGGAGCCGTCTCCCTGTCCTCCTGGGCGGCCAAGTCAAATGCTTGCTCATAGTCCTGTTTCAAGAACAAAACCCTCGCTGGATCCACTTCCGGCTTTTTGACACTGATCAAATAAGCCAACCCTGCAACCATGCAAGGTATAAATCTAAATGGAACGTCCTGGATATTCACCCCTGTTCCGGCATCCTGAATCCTTCTCATTCTCCAGTACACCATTGTGTAAGTGGTAGAAGAATCTGGGCATGGCCATACTGTTACGTTAGGCAAGTACTGAACAGTTACTATCGCCCCGGCAGTATGAGCCGTAGCAGTAGTTCCATTTTGCCCGCGGTAGCAGTTTGTGATCGTATTACCAGATATGTTTGCATATCCAATAATCTCATTATCTAGCTGTATATAGCCATTAGAACGCAGTCCAATAACTGAGCTAAGGGTAAGCGTTGTATCTGTTGCCGCGCATGTTGTAGCAAGCGTAATAGTCGTTACATCCGCATTCCCAGACTGGCGGTTAAACCATGCCTGAATGGGGCGGCCAGTCGTTAGTTTGTTAGGTATAGTGGAATAGGTACTTTCACTAATACGGCTTAAGTTAATATCTTGCTGATTGGTTGTACTGGCATTGCTTGTACGAGTTACCAGATCAAGAATATCTACGGTATCTACTGGTACTGGGTAGAACGCCTGTCCTGGAGACAAGGTAACTACGCATTCCTCAACTGTCCACAAGTTAATCCCACGGTTAGCCCATTCCACCGCCATCAGATTCATTGATCTTCTAGCGGTTCTTAGGTCATATCCTGATCGGGATTGAAGACCACAGCGCTCATACGCCTCCTCTACCAATTCGGTAAAGTCTAGGTTAAACGCCGTTGATCCACTTGTGTATGCCATTACTTCATGCCTTTTAACGTCTCAGCAAGTCGAGCACGTTGACCAAGCTTACCCGGCTTTTTAGCAGCAGCAGCAAGCTTCTTAGATGGTATTGTTTTGCCCTTCTTGACACCCAGCTCTTCACGCAAAGCACCAGGCTTCTTGATGGCTTTTTGAATCCATTTCTCTGCCATGATTAATTGGCAACATTAGCTGCTGATTGTGTTTGCGCAACTGTTACAGACTCGTCAACCACTGGAGCAGTAGCAGGAGCTTCGGTAACAACAGTCGCTTCCACAGTAGCTGTAGAAACAGGAGCAGGATCAGCAACCACCGGAGCCACAACAGGAGTGACATTTACTGGACCTTCAATAACTGGAGCAGCAGGTTGTGCAACTTCTAGATGCTCTTCTAATTTAGCCAACAAAGCCTTTGTCTCAGGAACAATATGTCCATGAGCAGACAATTGTGATTCTGCAACGTGCTTAATAAGAGAATATAAATGCTCAACATTCTCTTCAATATGCTTTAGTAAACTCATTTGTTTCTCCGGGTTTTAGCTGCTTCAATAAAATCTTGATCTGTAGGTGCGCCCTTTTGACCAGGCTTCCTCATCTTTGCTCCGCGCTTTTGCTTAGCATGAATATTGGCATACAAACCCTTGACTTTACCGCCGGATTTATAAACCTCAACGTCATTCGGATTGTCCGAGCGAACAATCGTCTTAGCTTTAGGCATTTTGGAAGGGCGGATTGCGCCCATTCCACGGCTCGCCATCATTTTCTTTTAGCCATTCCACCACCGCACATAGCTTCAACGTGCTCATGGTGCTTCTTGTGATCTGCCTTGTGCTCGCCATAATGTTTATGGTGATGAACATGGCCGCCTTCTTCAAGCTTTTCCATCATATGCACATTGTGTGTATGAACTGGAGTTGGCTCTTTCATTAATGGAGGATGATCGTTTTTCATATTTAATCCTTAGCAAAATTTACCACGGGTCTTGCCCTTTTGAGCAATACCATCTGCACGAGCTGAAGCTGTACCGCCAGAAGCCATCTTCTTAACAGTTTTACCGCCTTTTTTCATGGTATTGATAGCTGGGCCATTGCCAATATCATTACCCTTCATCTTAGGCATTTCATCACGAGTATGACCGCGCTTTTGAATAGCATGTTCACCATGCTTGATATCTTTGTTAGATCCCTTTTCTACGTCCTTGGACATAGTGCGGGGGCCCATTGTTTCTTTTGCTGCCATGTTTCCACCTTTAGAAAATTTCTTGCCTTTATCGGCCTGACTAAAATCTTCCCCAACACTTTTGGGGACTCCTACTTTCTTGGTGAACGCTGGATTATGGGCCACCGCCTCCATGAAATTGTGCTGCTTTGCTGACTTACTTGGCATTCCTAATCTCCATAAGTCTATCCAATTTTTCATCCAGTCTATCAAGACGGTCCAAGACCCTAGTGATGTCTGTATGGACTTCTTGTTTTGTAACGTACTCCTTAGCAATCTCTTCTCTGGTTCTGTTAAGAAGGATGGTAATTCTTTGGAGCTCACTGAACTTCTCCTTAAGGAAAAACCCTATGATTGCAACAAAAAGCGACAGTGCGGAGTTCCAAAGTACCATAACGTCCATTTAACACTTCCAAGCTTTAAGTGATTTATTAATCCGACTATTCGGGTCTTTTGCGGTCTTTTCTGAGGTCAACTTTTTCTTCAAGCCGGTCATACGGGCACAAAATGAATCTTTCCTTGATCCGCCTTCGGGTTGTGGTGGTTTTAAGTTATGACCTTCTTTCTTAGCAGAAGCTCGTCCCTTAGCATTTAAACCGCCATTTGGGTTTTTACCCTCTTTACGTTGCCATGCTGGGGACTTAGCCATAAATAGTTGTGACGTAAGAACAGTTGGTAAAAGTGAGCGTTAGACCGCCCGCCGCCAAAATTCCCTCTCCAGGCAAAATCAAATTGATTGTGTAAGTGTCTGAAGCAGAAACTATCATTTTGTACAAAATAGCGCCAGACGTGGTATCTGTGTAAACAATACTACCAGCAGTACCAGCTCCAAGATACACAAACCCTTTTAGGCGCTGTCTGTTAGACGTAATATTTGCAGGTGAAGTTGTGTTATACGACGATAGAACATCATATTGCATTGTCATGATTAATCTCCTTAAAGGTTAAAGATGGGGGCCTAAGCCCCCAGAAGATTAGTCAAAGTTACCGTATGGGTAAGCTGTAGAGCTACCAATGTTCATGTCGTTTTGGTTGTAACGCATTGTTACTTCAATCTGACCAGAAGTAAGACCAGCCGCTGTAGTAGTCATCGCTAAAGTTACAACAATCTGACCAAACCATGCTGGGTCTTGACCAACGTTGGGGTTTTGGAAGTCTTGCAATGTAGCATTGCTATTTGTTAGTTGTGAGCCAACAAATGTACCTGTGTATCTCTGAGCAGCAGGGCTAGAGATATTGCTAAATGTAGCGTAAACACCAGTAGATGTTGCAAAGTTGTTTGAAACGTAAGGCTGAATTGCACTTACTGCAACGGGTGTACCTGCACTGTCTTTAGGGACTGTACCAATATCAAGGATAACATCTGTGATATTGCAGCTATAAGGAACATAAAACACAACACCACGGTATACGAGGTTGGTTGCATCTGCTGTAGGAGCAGAAGCTTTAGTAGGTCCGCTATTGCTAAACACGCCAGCTTGTGGTGTGTAAATAGTAGCAATACTATTTGGAATGTTATTTGAGGCAACAAAGATACCTGATCCACCGCCGTAGTTAGTAGTGTTTGGAGATGTTACGGAGAAGTCTAAAAGAGCTGTTTGAACGAGGTCTGTATAACCTACATCTCTAATGGGACCGAAGCGATTTTGCCCAGATAGAATTGGGCCGGAAAATGTGGAACGTGCCATGACAATAAGTCCTTATGCAAAAGTTACCTTGTTAATCGTTGCATCGTCTGCTGGGCCAGTGGCAACAAGGTGAAATTCCCAGATGCACAAATAATACACCATTTTCAGCTATTGTCAAATAAATTTGCATAAAAAAAGGAGCCCTTTTGGAGCCCCTTTTTAACCTAGGATTTACGGATTAATAAGAGCCGTAAACACCTAATGGATCGGAATAACCGAATGAATAACGCTCACGAGACTTGTAACGAACGTTTCCGGTGTCGAAGTCACCATCCATGGAGTTTTGTAGCGGTGTACGAACGAAGTGCTTGAGACCGTTAGGTACGTCAGTTGTCAAGAACCAAGCGTTAGGTGCTGTCAAGAAGTGGTTAATTGTGTAACCATCTGGAACAGAACCGTTGTTCTTGATTGCGTTGATGTCGTTGTTGTTTGTACCAACACGGAGTTCAGTCTCTAGCAAACGGGTTGCAACGAACTGAAGTGCTGGAGGAACAACCAACTTCTTGGGCTTAGCAGCGATCAAAAGACCACGCTCATCTGTCCAAGCTGCAATCTGGATAACTGCATTTTCAAGGGCAGTTTCGTTCAAGTCAGCAGGGGTAGAAGGAGTGTTGGCGTTTGTACCACCATTCACCAATGGGTGAGCAGTTGAGAACAAAGGCTGACCGTCACCGCCAGTGTAAGCGCCGTTGAATCCATTGTTTAGAGTGGAAGCGCCCTTAACTTGCTTGGTGTAGGCCATGGCGCGAGCCAGTCCCTTTGTGTAACGTGCAGACAAACTATCATACAAGTTATCTTCAATAGCCTCTTCTGTTAAGGAGAAGCCAAGAGCGATAGTCTCGTGTGTATAGCGAGCTGTCCATGCTTCTTGTGCATTGTCATAAGCGATGGCATTGCCCTCAGCCTTAACAGGTGCAGCAGAGAATCCAGACAGTTTTGTCTCTTCTTCAAAAGAACGCTCAGAAGTCTCTGTTTCGTAGATTTCTTTGTGCTCTTCGCCGTATCTTGCATACTCTAATCCGAACAATGCGTTCAGTCCAGGGAGCAACTCTTTCAATAGTTGTGCGCGTGAAATAGCCATTTTATGTTACTCCTTAAACAGCGGTTGCAGTGTAATACTCATGTATACCGAAGTTAAGCTTAACAAGCACTTCAGGATAGTTTGTAAACACAATGGTTGATGCGGATGGGATAGCTGTTACGCCACCTGGTACTGCTGGAGCTACGTTCAATGTTCCAGATGTTGCGCCGGCTGCAATAGCTGCGGTAACAAAAGAACCTGTCTCAATAAGCTGTCCGTTAGTTGCCAAGTAAGCTACGTCAGCACCTTGCAACACGTTACCGTTAGGTCCAGTTGTCATAGTGATTGATGTAGTTGTTGAGCTACCAATAGCAGAGTAAGACTGAGCTGTATCACGAACAATATCAACAACGCGTACAGGGAATGTACTTGTAGTCAAAGTTGCAGAGTAAAGCAAAGCGTTAGCAGAGTCGCCAGTATTGACGTTACCAGTGTTGTTAATCATCTGGTAGTTTTGACCAATCATGGGGATACTTGCTGATGCAACAGTAGTTCCAGATGAGCAAACAACAGCTTTGAAAACTGTGTCAGGATCATCACAAACAACTGCAAATGCGTCGCCAGCTAAAGTGCCAGAAGGCCAGTATTGGCTAAAGCGTTTTTGCTTAGTTACTGGATCTGTGTAGTTACAGCCAAGGAAAACCCCGACCATACCTGCTGCGCCGCCACCAGTAGAAACTGATTGACGGTTGATAAAACCTTGGGTAAGGTTAACGAAATCGCCGTAAAAAATACTGGTAGCGTAGCCGTACTGGATAGGCAACTGACGAGTTGATCCAGCAAATACTTGTCCACCAATAAGATTTACAGGCTTTAGGCCGTAAGGGGCCGATACTGTAGGATATGCCATTTAAATCTCCAAATTATTGATTGCCTTTACCAAAGCTAGTCGATGATCTACTTTCTTTGAAAATAGGCATACGACTGTCACTTTGGCGCATTAAACTGTTATCTACTGCATCAGCATTCGCTTGGGTTTGCTCAGCATAATATTTCATCTGCTGTGTATCAAACTCAATCGGACGCTTACAGAGTAACAGCCCGCCAATCTCGATGTTGTCTTTGAATCGACTTTCGGGATCAACTAACAGTGTGAACTTAGGTTGCTCTTCAATTGCCACAGGCTCATAACCTTCACGGAATCTCGTGCTGATATTCCTTGGGTCTGCCTGGTTCAACATAGAAACCCGAATCCATTTGTAACCGTACCCTGGCTGTTTGTCAGGCTCAGGAAGTAACTCAGGGGGCATCCACTGTTTAGGACGCTCAGAGAGTGCACGAGTTGTCGTTTCACGGTCAAGTTGTTTTGCATTAGCCATTTGTTAGGCCTCCATTTTTAAAAGTTCACGGACATATTGCTCATTAGATAACCCAAGCCTCTTCGCTATGGCGACTTGAGATGTGGTTAGTCTTACCCTCTTCGATGCTGTCGATCTACTAGCGGGAGCAACTACCGTGGCCGGCTTTTTGGGACTGTCTTCCCTAGATGGAGCCTGGCTTTCCTGCGATTCCTCGAAATTCTCAGGGAATCTTTTTCGCATAGTCTTGTCCAACTCTGCGTAATATCTGTCAGATCCAACAACTATACCACTCTTCCTAAGCTTTTCGTGTAGCCCAAGAGCAGATGCGGTCATCTCTTCGTCCTGTCCGAACCAAGGATTTCTCGCTTGCCATTCCATAACCTTTTCGTCAGGCTGAGATGGTTGTTGGTACTGTTGTTGCGTTTGTACCTGAAATTCTTCTTCTTGTAAAGGGGGTAACTTAAAGTTATTAGCCCTCTCAAGTTGCATTGTTGCCTTGGTCAATGCTTGCTGAGCATCAACTAGCTTATCGGATTCACCCGAATCGTATGCGTCTCTATAGGCTTTTTTAGCCATTTCAAGTTGCATTTCAGAAGAGGTTTTTACCGCTTGAACGTACTCTTTTTCCCCTGAATTTAAGAGTTGTTTGATGCGTTTATTCTCTTCATGTAATTTCTGCGCCGCCTCCAAAGCTGCATGACGTTCACGCTCAGCCGCTTCCGCACGCCTACGCTCGTCATTCCAAACTCTCTTCATTTGGATCAGCTTGTCTTTAGCGTCTTTACTGTATTTGTCTAGATCATCTACTTCAACTTGAAGTTGCTTAACGCGCTCGGGATCTGCGGGTCTTCTACCCTTATCCTCTTCCGGCGTATCGTCTTCAATTTCAATCTCTAAACTATCTTCTGGTTCCTTTTCCACCAGATCTTCTGGTTCTGGAAAGTCGTTTGCTGCTTCAAATGTTGCCATGTCCGGCTCCTTTATTTACGTCTAATACCACGGGGATCTTCAACTACGCCCTCAACAGAGTCGTCATTGATCATCCTCATTTCCCTACCATGAATAACCAATCTACTACCTGCGTTGGGGCGCACCAGGACAAAGTCTCCTTGCTTGCACCACGGACCAGACGGGAATCTAGTCTTGTCTTGGTAGCAATCAGGTCCCAAAGAAACCACAAATAGTACTGTTGTCAGTAGCTCTTCATAGTGAACAGTGGTATCTGCTTTTACCAGCCCGCTTTCAAACTCCTTTTCCACTTCTGGGATGGCGCATAGTATGCGATATCCAGAGGGCTTTGGTAGCTGAGTCGCCTTCTCTTCGTCTTTCTTGTGAAGGATGGCATCTAAGTCAACTGCCAAATTTAGGTTTATGTCACTCATCGTCCGAGTTCTCCAATCTTGCCTTAAGGTCTATGATAATTCCACATGCAGCTTCAAGACCTCGCAACTGACCGCATATGTATTTATATTCCTCAAAAGAAGGCGCATTCCCTCTGGCTAATGCTTGGGTAAGCATGTCCATTCGGTCTTTGTACTCTCTTAAAAGAAATTCTAAATTCTGATCCATCATTCACCTCCTTGTTGTGGTGTTTGTTGATTCATTTGAGCTTGTTGTAACTTAGTTTCGTTATCCATTTGAGCTTTCTTTAAAGAAGCCGCGTGGTGTAACTGAGCCTCGCTCAAGCTGGATTCATTACCCATTCTGTTGTGTATAGTCTGGGCAATTAATGATTCACGATTGTTCATCTTCTCGTGATCGTGTTGGGCTAGAGTTTTAATAGCATCATGTCTGATGTCTGCTCCGCGCAATTTTTTCTCTAGCTGTATTTCGGCAGAAGCTTTTAAAGCACTTACGTCTATTTGCTTTAATTGTGTAGCGGTCTGTGCCGCAATCCTTGCCTTCTCAATCTGCTGTTGCGATTGTTTGAGTGCAATTTCTGCCTGGTCTTTTTGTGCCTTGCGTTGTTGTTCGGCTTGCTTGATAGCAATCTCTTGTTGTTGCATCTGAACCAAAGGATCTTGGGCTTGTTGCTGAGCTTGTTGCTGAGCCACTTGAGCTTGGTTTTGTTGCAATAAACGAGTTGCTGCTTGAGCCAAAATAGGAGCAAGTCTTGCCTCTACTTGTGGATCAATTGGTATATCTTCGCCAGAAGAATCACTCTGTGGCGGCAGTGTCATACCTAATTGTTGCTCAATCTCTATTCTGTATTGGAATCCTAAGTGCTCATTAACGTGAGCCATCATGGCGGCCTGTAACTGCTGAGCCATTGGGTTATTCTGTAGCAACGATGCAATCTTTGGATCTTGCATTGCAGACATATGAACCGTGATGTGCGCTTGGTGATCTTGATATGAGAACGCCTTTACCGGCTTGGACATAAGCACGTTTTGGTTCTCTGTAATCGGATCCATTGGGCGCATATCTTCAGGTAAAGGTATGAGTTTCGCTGCGTTTTTAATGCTCAAAACTTCTAACATTTGCCTATATAAGAACGGCATATTGAATAACTGTGGCTGTTGTTGCGCTAATTGCATAACAGCTTGGTATTGAACGATCTTTTGCGCCATTGTTGAGGCATTTGGATCGCTAACCGGTATTACATCTACGCTCTCATAATCGGACTTTTTAGCCCTTTTACCCCCTACTTCGGGCTCATAATCGTATTCATCAGGTGCATTTGCAGCAATAATTTCCTTTAAAAGCTTTAATTCTTGCTTTAAAGAGTAGTGAATACGGGCTTGAACCGCAGACATTACTTTAAGTGTGCGCTCTAATATCGCTAATGTTGTACCAACTGGGGCGGCCGCCGACATATCGCTGACCTGTAGATCAGCAGTATTAGCAAATCTACGACCTTCCTCAACGATTTGGTTGAGTAATGCCATAAGAGTTTGGCTTGGCTCTTTATATGGCAGAGGTACGATATTGTCTTTAATAGATCCGCTAGGTACGTCTACATCTCTGAACTCGCCCGGTGCAATCGGTGTATCGTCACCCTTAACACGCAGACCCCTGGTTTTAAATCCACCTGGTAAATTAGCCAGTGAGCCAGCATCAACCAATTGACGAATAATGGAAGTACCAGACTTAGCGTATGCGCCAATTAAATGAATTAATCCAAAGCAATAGAAACCAAATCCTGGGATATATCCGTAGTGGACAAAGTGTTGTCTCTTAATATATAGATCATCGCCTTCTTTCCAGTTACGGCGAATAGCCAATACATTCTGAGTACCCTTCTCTATAGTAACTATATAAGGTAAACCAATTTCTGTATGGTTTCCTTCATCATCTGTATGCTCAAAACCTTTTAAGTTTAGATTAACGCTGACTTCATAGATCTTGTATCTATCATCTGAAGTAGCTCTAAATCCAAGCTTCTCGGCAATTTTCTTTTCTACCTCATCTAGTACATTAACTGGATCGCCTATGTCTATATCTCTATATACACCGGCATCTTGCAGTTTTCTAATTTCGTTTTCTGTCTTACGCATAACGTGAGTAACACGCTCTGCATTTTCCAAACTAGACGCGCCATATGGAACGACCACATCTTCAGCAGGTACATATAAAGATACCTGTCTACCCAGTGTAGGATCTTCATATACTTTCTTAAAAGCATTACCAGCTAGACCCAAGCCCCACAACATTCTCTCTGTCTCAGGACGATACTCAGGCATCTTCTCTGTGAGCTCAAGATTCATATCATCTTGAACGCGCTCAGCAGAGTCTTTTTTCTCTGGTGTCTCTTTACCTATAACGTGAGTCTTAACCGGTCCACTCGCCGGGAAAATACTCATCATTGTTTCAGCTTGGAACTTAACTAAAGCCTCAGCTAATAGTGGGTGATAAACACCACAAGCTCCTTCCCACGGCTCAGATCTTTCCTCAATCTTTAAGCCTAATAACTCTAAGCCATCAACATAAGTTTGTAGCCAGTCTTTCCTAGCATCTATATCATTACTTACGTCTTCGATCAATTCATCAGCAATTTTCTTTAGCTCATCTTCGCCAATTAGATCGGCTAAGTTTTCGTAGAAACTACCCTTTGGACCAGGATCAGGCTGATCCTCTTCCTCTTCTCCAGGTAATTGAATTTCAATTTCTATCTCTGGCATCTGCTCAGCTAATGCCTCAATTCCTACCGGAGCTTGTGCTAATGACTTGTCAATTGACATATATTTCCTTAATAATAATTGGCTTTACGTCTCGGGCGATACTCATCTTTCTCATCCGAATCTAAACTGATAAATCCGCCCTTTCTAAAGCGAATCAACGCCTGTGTACTGGAGTCAACCAAGTCATCATGCGCAGCATTTGGGAATGATGCCATCTGCTCAATGACCTCATCCGCCCATCTTGTCTCTGGAGCCCATACTTTACCAGACCTAAAGAGATCAGTCACGCTATTCATACGCACAAACTTATCATTACCTCTGCTCGGCGTAAAGTCTTCTACTGGAACCCCCATTCTACGCAATTCAAATATCAAAGGAGAACCCGCCGCCTTAGCCTCAATCAAACAACAATCAGGACTGTACTCTTTATACATCGCCAAAGCTTTTTCCTTGAGCTCAGGAAACTCCATCCTCTGCTGGAACGCATCCAACAAAATAATATGCGGGTCGTCTACGTTCTCATCTTTATAGAATATCCCCCAAGTCGTACATGCCGAATAGTCACTTCGCTCACTTTTTGTAAAAGCCGTATCCCAACTCTGTAATATAAACTGACATTTCGGCGGTCTATCATCTCCCCATCTTTTCCACCACTCCCTCTTAACTAAAGCACCCTCTTCGCCAGTCGGACTTTGTTGGTATTGGGCATTCCACTTAGCAGGTGGCAATTCCTCCTTCAGCGCCTCTAATTCTTCAATACTCCAGAACTCCGGCCATAGAGGTTTTCCGCTTGGCATAATAGCGGGCAGTTCTATTAACTCCCACTGCTCACCTTTCTCCCTCATTAGCGAATCTTTGAGTACTCTTCCCGTTAAATCCGCCTCACCCCAGCGGGTGTTATGGCTTACAACTCCATTGGCAATGAAGTTTTCTGTCCTATCTATTTCTACGTCAAATACTTCTTCTTGCCCATCTGTAGAAATATCAACAATTGCATCTGCTGTGAAGTCTGAGATACGATGAAGCTCGTTCAAGTATGCTTGCCGTCTTCCCATATCCGACCGCAAGGTTGCAATCGTTGCAAAGCAATCCTCTAACTTTTCCTGTTTTGTGGTCGTGGTCGATACATAATTTTCCGTTCCAGTGCGCCCTAGTATTTTTGTCTGTAGGCTCTTCGCCGCAAATATCACACCGGTTGTTGCGATCTTTAACCATTTGCTCATATTGAGCCAATGTAATTCCGTACCTATGTTTAATTCGCTTTGCTCTTGATTTTTCAGGGGTTGGTTTTGGCAAATATTCTTTTCTGTAGCAGTTGTTGCACAACCCCCTAGACACTGCTGGCTTTTCACATTTAGAGCAAGACACTCCTTTCCATTTGCCGTGGTCTCCAATTGGTCGGCAAGGTGCGTCGGGATTTTTTTTGTGGTAGCTTGCCTTTGCTTTGCAAGCTCCGCACATTCCGGGTTTTGTTTTTGATTTTGAAAGTCTATTGCACCCTTCAACGATACAAGCAAATCCCCCGGTTTTAAATACTTTAGTCTCGTCCATTCCAATACTCCTTCGTTCATTACAAGAAACGGATGTCTCTCATTTGCACGAAGTATTTTGCCAGATTGTGTTCGTATTTTATATATGGTATCAATACCATTTGACCGCCAGTTATTTACTTTTGATGTCGTTAATTTTCCGTTATCAAACGTAGCAACACTATCTTCAACACATATTTTAGACAATGATTTTTCTGTGCCATCAGCCATTAATACCTGAGTATCTCCAGTCATGCACATAACAATAACAATAGATCCACCTGGTTGTAGACGTTGACGCGGTCCAGATGTATACCATTCATAGACTTTGGCATAGACTTCTGGGTTTCCAGCCGCCATCGCAGCCTCTTGTTCACTATGCGGATCGTCAATAATTAACAAATCCGCGCCCTTACCCGTCACCGTACCGCCCACGCCTATAGCAAAGTACTCCCCGTCATGGTTCGTAGCCCACCGACCGGCCGCTTTACTATCTTGTCTTAGCGCAACGCCAGGAAAAACCTTCGCATAAGTCTCAGATCCCACCAAATTCCTGACTTTTCGTCCAAATCCAACCGCTAAATCCGCCGTATTTGACGTTTGTATGATCTTTTTACCCGGATATCTACCCAAAAACCAGCTCGGCAACAAATAACTCGCAAATTCCGACTTCGTATGACGCGGAGCCATATTAATAATCAGCCGTTTTATCTTCCCCGCAGCTATCTCTTCAAATTTTTTAGCAACCAACGCGTGATGCCTCCCAGGAATAAACCCCGGCCACATCATCTTTACATAATTCAAAAACTTTTCCTGAGCCTTCTCCCTCTCCATCGCCTCCTTATAAACTTGGAAGTCGTAAAACAACTTCTCCTGCTCGTTTATAGGCAGTTTCGAGATCAACTCAGCTATATCACTCACTCAACGTTCCTAAAATTTATATACACCGGGCGAATACTCCTCTTACCCTTCACCTTCTTTAAAACGCCAAGCTCAATCAACCGATCAACCATATGGCTCGTACTCCCAATACTCTTAACCCCCCTCTGATTACATATATCTCTTATAGACGGACTACATCCAAACCTCTTCCACCACTCATCCACCACTATAAATACTTCCCTTTGCGCCGGTGTCATATCTTCCTCCAAACATTTTTCAAAAGTCGTCCGCTTTCTAACCGCCATTTTGCGATTTATTAATAACTTCGTTTCCAAATCACTTCGTTTTATCTTCATATGTAATACTTTTGGGGGGGACAATTATAACCGTTATAATTGTCCCTAAAAAAGTTCTAATATATACCCCCCCATGTAATCAAAAAGGTTTCGATAAGGGGGTGTTTTCTGTGGATTGATCGCTTTCTGGGGGTAAACTTTTTGATGGGGGTAGGGTGTCTGGAATAGTATGTAGCTCACCAAGGGACTCCTGAACGCCTAAAGGGGTGTGTGGGGTGCTTGATGCTGCGCCGGATAATTCGTCAAGGAGTAGGTCGACTTCTTTCACGTCAACATCAATAGCTTGGCTCTTCATCATAGCCTTTAGTTCATCCATTAGCTTTGATCTAGCGTCGGCGCTATTGGTAATGTGCGTTACTTCTTTACGTTCGGTGAATGCGCTCACCTCTGTTACTGTGCCGAGTACTTTGCTTGCGTTGATCTTTGCACTATGTGAGGCATCAGGATCAATGATGACTTGAACCAGTGATTGAATAACTAGAGCCCTTAATTGTGCGGGAGTACGATGTTTTTCCGCCTCTATTGCTAATCTATACGCTTCTAGTTCAGCTTGAATTCTGTTATCAGCTTTAAGCCTACTGGCATTGTCTCCTATTGTTTTGGGAGTTGCGTTAGTATCGTAGGCGTTTCGGTAGGCATCTGCTCCCGTCATACCGAGAGCCAAACCCTTTGCAAATTCCTTTTGTTTTGTGGTTAGTTCACCGGGAACGTGAAGGATTTGATCTATTGGGATTTGGGTTAATCCTTCCTTTACTTGCTTACGAGTTAGTTTCTTTATAGTCATACTTACCTACTGTCTGAGTTAATGTATTAGACGTTGATTATAGGGGAACATGCAGAGAAACTGCAACGCTTCGCTATAAATACGGGCGGGCGTTAACCAATGAATACTTTCGTTCTAAGGGTTTCCGATTAGAAAATAATTGGTTGAATAGTCGCGAAGTGAATAAAAGTGTGCTAATCTACACCGTATCGTGATTAAGCGATA